TCTTCGCCTTGTTTATTTAAGACTTTGCCAACCAAGTCTTTGGTGCTCCATCTTGTCATAACTATCACAATTATTCCGCCTGGTTGTAAACGCTGTCTTGGTCCAGATGTGTACCATTCATAAGCCGATTCTAAGGCTTTTGGTGACATGGCATCTTGTTCAGAATGAGGATCATCAATAACTAAAAGATCCGCACCACGACCTGTGATTGCACCACCAACACCAGCTGCAAAGAACTCACCCTCTTGATTACTAGTCCAACGACCTGCTGATTTATTATCTGCTTGTAATTTTAATTCTGGAAACACATGTTGATATTCTTCGCTGTCTATTATGTTTCTTACTTTACGACCAAAACGCACAGCTAATTCAGCCGTGTGAGTAGTTTGTATAATTTTTAAATCGCCTCTACGGCCCATCATCCAGGCTGGAAAAAATGTAGAAGCAAACTCTGATTTTGAGTGTCTTGGAGGTAAACATACGATAAGTCGTTTAAGTTTACCATCGGCAATCTTATTAAACTTATCGGCAATAATTTTATGATGCCTGCCCTCAATAAACTCTGGCCACATGTGTTTAACAAAAGAAATAAAATCTGCTTGGCAAGAGTCTTGTTTTTCTAACTGATCGTAACGATTTAATAAAGCTACAGCTTCGGCTTTATCTTGCTCCGATAAAATATCAAAATCTTTAAAAGAAACCTCGTTCATAAGCGAGCTGGGCAGTTAGGTAGTGACGTAAAAAACCACCCAACTCTAAGCGTAAAACGCCTAGGGGTAGTATTACATATAGTTAAACTTCGTGCCATTGTTCGTTTTGGAAAAGCAGCGACTCAGCTTCTCTACGACGTATTAATCCTTGCAGGGTTTCACCGCCAGCTTTGTTCCACCTTCGCATTTGTGCTGGTACTTCACTCTTTTTGTTATCGTTCAAAACCTTGAGCATGGTACTAGAATTTAAGTTTGAAGGACCTAAATTAAATGTCCAAGACACTAAGGCATCGAACTCATGCTGCTCAAGCGGGACTTTTACTGCTTTATTTACAGCCTCTTCAAAAACATCAACATCCTCTAATAATAGTGCATCAGCTCTTTGTTGTGATATTTCCATACCTTCTTTTACGTTATTAGTTGAACCAAAACCTATTGTCCAAACGCCAGCAGCGCATTTATAGCTTTCTAGTTTGCAGCCTTCAAACTTTTTAATAAGAGCAAGACCTTCTTGTGATATTTCCATTTTTTCCATTTCATTCTCCCCATTTTTTTGTTTTTGTGCCGCCATAATAATCAACAGCAAGATTTTCTTTTTTAAGTAAATCAGCGATGTTACCTTTTTCACAAAAGACATCCGCTAATACTCTCCCATATTTGTCAGTACCATAAGATCTAATTGTAATATCTCCCACCAACCAATCTTTAAGTTTTTGTTTTGCTAGTAAACCAAGTTCTTTTTCTTTTGCTCTTTCTGGGTATTTTTTAATATTTATCCGGCTCTCTGGAGTATCAATCGAGTTAATTCGTACAGCTTTATTGTGTAATTGCACTGAAAATCCTAGATCTATAGTCTCCAATCTTATAGTGTCACCATCCGTTACGGATCTTAATTTGCACTTATAAACAAATGCTTCTGGTGATTTATTCATCCTCTTCTCCTTCATTAGTAGTTACTTTCCTATAATAAACAACTACTTCTTTTAATTCTTTAATGTATCTTTTTAATTCTTGCATATTATAAGACATAAGCTCATAGTCTGGGACAGACATCGCCACGAATACAACAGATCCGTGCTCTCGTTCTACGCGCTCTAAAAATTCATCTATGTTTTTTTCTGAAACTACATACCAATACGGATCTTTAAGATCCACAGCTCTTGGTAAAATTGGTTGCACAATCTTACGTTCTACTGGCTTGCTAATTACTTCTACTTTATTACTCGGAATTAGGCTGCAACTGCAAACCGCTATCGAGATCGTCGATACCAGCAGTATCTTTTTCAATGCTATCGAATACATTTTTAGTCCCATTGTTTACCCTAGTTTCTATTAGTCCGGGTTTAGCTATAGCTAATTTAGACAGGTTATGTCGTTTGAAAATGTCAAGGTATCTTGACATCTCCGCTTCTATTTCTTGATTTTTTGATTGTAATTCTAATAAAGAGTTAGTTTGTAAGGTAAAATCGTTTTGTAAATTTTCTATTGCAGCTTTTTGCTCTGCATCTCTGAGTTCAAAAGCATCATTTAAAGCAGATAGTCTAGTATTTTGCCAGTATAAAAAACTACACAGTAAAACCAACACGCCAATTACGCCTAAAAATACTTTACTCATTTACTGTCCATATCGCTAATTTATCTTTTTTACCTTTTACGTTGATAGGTTTTAGTAATTTTAATACAAGTTTACAATTTTTTGCAGTCTTGTGTCCAATCAATATATCTTCGCCAACTTCTTTTGTAGCGCTTTCAAGTCTAGCTGCTGTGTTTACAGCATCTCCTATTGCTGAGTAATCAAACCGAGTGTCGCTGCCCATATTTCCAATAACTGCATACCCAGACTGACAGCCTACGCCTACTTGGACTGGAGTAGTAAGTGTTTTATTAAGTTCAGCTATACCCTTTTGTATATCTATTGCAGCTTGCACCGCTTTGGTTTCATGGTCTTCTAAATCTAAAGGCGCTCCAAAAATAAACATGCCTGCGTCTCCGATAAATTTGTCCGTCATTCCTCCAAGTTTTTGCACAGCGTTTACTTGTACAGTCAAAGTTTTATTCATAATCTCGGTTACTTCTTCTGGCGATAATTTTTCACTTAATGAAGTAAAGCCACGAAGATCTGTAAAAAGATAACTGCAATATTTTTTTTCACCACCCAGTTTTAGTAAATCTGGATTGTCCTGGAGCTGTTTAACTTGTCGTGGATCTAAGTAATGTTCAAATTGTTTTTTAATTTCTAAACGCAATTTGTATTGTTCTCGGAAGCGCATATAGAAAACTACGCCACTCATAATCATTTCTGATACAAAAGTCCAAGAAAAATCTAATAAAATGCCATTTTTGATGCTAAAAACTCCTAAGACTCCTGTAGAGGCAACAAAAATTGCTCCGAAGGCTAAACCCTTAGTCATGTTGAGATATGCTAGTACAAGCGAAATGGTGAGCACAAAAATCGTAAAAACCAAAATTTCGGCTGCAATCGCCCAATCTGGAATATAAGGAGAGTTTTCAAGCAAAATTGACTCAGATAATGCAGCTTGTATTTTATGTGGCTCAAGTAATCCAACCGGCGTTGCAACTTGTGGCATGATACCTGCGGCATCTACTCCGACAAAAACATATTTGCCGTTGACATCCATTTCTTCTAATGTTGTTTGTGGCGTGTTTACCCAGGACACCCATTTTCTACCCAAGCGGTCTACATCAACAGGTGGTAAACCTTGCACAGTTATTTGTTGTATTCCATTTTCGTCGCCTTTGATTATGTAAGTTTTTGCTCCTACTATCATTTTTAAAACTTCGGTTCCGAAACTCGGTACAAAGCCATTTGGTGTTTGATACAACAAAGGCACGCGCCTTACTAAATTGTCCACCTCTGTTGGAGCCGAGGAAATACCTTGGGGGAGAGATTGAAGTATCAGTGTATTTTCTACGACTCCAGAGGCAGAAATGCCAGATATATTATCGCCTAGCAAAACAGTACCAGTTGTCGGTGGATATTTTTTATTGTCATATTCGTACATAGATAAAACAGATGGGCCATAACTTAGTGCTTCTAAAAAAACTTCATCGCCACCAAAGCGATCGGGTTGTGGAAAGCTAACTACCCAACCTACACCAAGCGCACCTGCATTTAATAGATCTACATGTATTTGTGCTAAACGACTTCTAGGAATAGGCCAACCACCCTCTTTTTCTATGTCCTCTTCACCAATACTTAAAATAACAAAGTTACCACTAGGTTGTTGTTCTTCTACAAAAGCATCAAATGTTTGTAATTTTAAGATCTCTAAAGGGTATAACTGAAACAACAGTGGCAGTAATAGTATTATAAATGTGGTGAATATAACTTTCTTCATCAAGAACCCTGCCTTATTGTTATGCTTGAGTTGCCTGTGCCATTTATTTGCACAACTTTAGATACGCCGTCTTGTATAAAAATTACTGTGTAAGACTGATCGCCATTCACAAGAACCTGGGCACTTTGATTGACTGTACGGATTAGTTTTACTTGGCTACCTTGAATTAGTGTGGTGATTTGTGTGTCTCTGTCTTGACCAACAGCTGTGCCTGCTATGTTAATACCAGCAACAAAATTAGTAAGCTGGTCTTCTTCTTCTTTAGTATCTAAATCATCTATAACATCTAGCAAATCCTCAAGAAAATTTACATCTAATAAATCAATATCTAGCTCTGTAAAATCAAAATCTGGATCTTCTTCCAATAGATCCTCTGCTAATAAGTCTACATCTAAATCTGTAAAATCTAAGTAATCAGCAGTTTGTGTTTGTTGTACTTCTTCTTCTGCTATTTCTTGTTTAGGAGGTGAAACTATAAGTAAATTATCAATAAATTCTAAAGATATATCAAGGGTTACAGGTTTAGATGGCGTGCTTTCAAAGACAGTTGTAGTGGTGGCTTGGTAGGGTTTGTTTAGTACAACTTGCCCTGCTGCGGTTGTTACTAATATTTCGCCGCTAGCATCTCCAAACTGATCTGGCAAAAGAATTATTAAACTTTCGCCAAGCTCATTTACTGTCGCTGTGAAATCCGTGCCTCTCACAAAAATCTGTGAAGTCGGCGTAGATAGAGTTATATTTTTTTTGTTAAGTTTATTTACATTGCCAGATATGAAACGAATAGTACCGCTGGCAAACTGCAAAGCCATTTCTGATTTATCCGGGTTTGGATCAAAAACATACTTATCAATCAATAGTTGTGAATGTTCGGTTAGCTTTACTGTGCTGTCATCAAGAAACGTAATCGCAACACGACCAGCTCGTGTTTGTACCTCATCGTTAGAGGCAATATCAAAATCTAATTCTGCTGGATAAGTTTCATCCCTAACTACCTGGCCGTAGCCTTTTAATTCGGTAATATCACCGATACTAGCAACTTGTGCTTGTACCGCCGTCGCTTTGTACGATGCAGATATTAGAATTAGAAGTGTTAGAAATGATTTTAAGCCAGTCACGAGCTAAAGTAGATGTTTGATCTATGTTAAAAGTATTACCGCTGCCATCTAGGTCAAGGTAAAAATATCCAGCGTCGCTTGAGCTTGCGCCATAGCCACTACCAGTAAAGTTTACTGTGTTCGTTGATCCGTTGATGTCCATATAATTTGTTGCATATTCGTAATCAATATCAAAATCAAGATCGTTGCTGTCGCCAGTAATAATCCAATCCAAGTCCAAATAACTTGCATCGTCATCTTCACCTATTTTTATGTCAGCAGTGTTGCTTGATCCTGTAACATCGATGTTTAAATTTACATAGTCTGTTGAACTAAGACCAGTAGAGTTCATCAATAAGTCCCAAACATTGCTGTCGCCATCAAACTCAAAAAAACCTGTAAAGTTACCGCCGTCTATAGCATCGGATCTGAAAATATTACTAGATCCTATTTGATTAATGTCGAGTACCATACTTGCTCCGTCTAAATCGAGAGCAGTCATTGTGCCAGATACAGCAGATGTACCACCAATAAGGTTGGTAGATCCTAGCTGTTCAAGATCAATAGAAGCATTAGAGCCGCTTTGATCTACAAAAATTTCATTATCAGCTAACAAGGTAGCTGAAAACAAAAGAATAAATAAATATCTCATTAGTTCTCCGTAAAAGTCCAAAACCCTTTTTCACTACCCTGGTTTATTATATCAACGATACCAATTTCCATGGCGCTTTGCAAAGCGATAGACTTACTTTCGTTCATAGCATTTCCAGACTCATACTCAACTAATTCAAGACCATCGGCTATATATCTAAAATAATCTTTAGATATTCCTACTGATAAAATTGTTTTGGTTGTTAAGTTTTCAAGTAGTATTTCGCCTGTGCTTACCGACACCATTCTTATAGAAACCAACACAGTATCTTCTCGATATTGCTTACTTGCACCTATACCTAAGTATCTTGCACCAATACCACCTGTAAGCAGGTTAGTGTTGTAGTCTACTATACCACCCTCAATTATAAGGCCAGCAAAAAGCAATGGAAGCTGTTTATTATTTTCATCAAATTTTTCACGAGTAGATCTAATTATCTGCCTCTCTTTTGTAATGTGATCTATTCCGCCACGCTCAACTACACGAAAAAACCCAGATTGTTTTAATGCTCTTATTAAGTATGTTTCTGGCGCTTGCGTCATTGCAGTAGAAAAATTAGCATATCCATCTACACTTTTTCTTTGCCCGGTGTAGTCACTAAACTTGTAAACAGCTACCACAGGTTTTTGTTTGGGAGAGGGTACCTCTAGTATTTCTTTTGTAATTGGTCGATTTACAAATGCTGACTTAGAAAAACACTCGCGCTTGTTAATGATAGTTACTAGGTCTTTATAGTCTTGGTCTGGGTTTTTTAAGCAAGGTGAAACATACTTTTGATGCGTCGTGCAACTAACCACCAAAGCCAAAGTCGCCAATAGGGATAGTGATTTCGGTAGTGCTTTCATCTAAAGTATTATAAATGGTTAATGTTATGTATGTCCCATCGGAAGTCCAACTTATTATGTTGTCAAATAAAGTAAAAGATCCAGAGGTTGCTGGGTTTTCACCAAACAACTGTTCAACTAATTGACGTGAGAGCTGGGCAAAAATACGCGATTCAAAATTGCGAATGAATCTAGCCAAAGTTGTGTTTTCTTCCTCACGTTTTGCTGCTTCTTTCAAGGCCTTGATTTCTGCGGCCAAGGCCTCACGCCTAGTAAACTCTTGATTTTCAATGGTCAAATAATGAGCCGAAGTTCCGACACCGCTGAAAGAAGGGGATTTGAAGCCAAATTTAATTTCATCTCCAAATATAAAAGGTGTGAATAATAAGATATAACTACTTATTATTTTTATGAGAGGATTTTTGTATATTACTTTTTTCATTTTCTTTTAGCCTAACAACAGTGTCGACCTTCTCTTTTAACCTTATCATATCTTGGTCAAGTAGTCGAAGCTGATCAGTCAGTCTGATAATGGTAGTTTTCATCTCAGATACAGCAGGATCTATGGTTTTTGTTATTGTTTGCCATACATAGTAAACAAAATAGCCTAGACCTATAACCATTACTGTAGGAAAACCAAACTTTTGTATGAGATCGACAACCTCCATTAATCTCTCCGAGCATCTATTTTGCCGTCTTCTACAAAGTTTTCTGCTCTAGCTATTCGGTCAAGATCTGGCGGTATATCTAACGCACTACTGACAATGGTGTCTATGCGTATGATGTCGTTGTTCATTATGGAAGCTCTAGTGATAAGCATTTTAGTTATGCCCTGGACAGTTTTGATTTCTGCCACAAGTCCAGTCATAAGTTGTTTGATTATGATAAAAATAAAGTAACCCATGATAAGGCCACTTGCGATTGGCAAACCTAAATCACTAATCAAGCCTATGGCTTGGTCCATTAGTCTTCGCCTTTAAACTTTTTGCTTTGTCCAGATGTGCCAGCGTAAATACCAAACACCGCTGCCATAGCGCCGACGACGATTGATACTAAACCTGCTTGTTCAAGGTTTGGCTCGTCAAGAATCATAAACCATGTCACTACTTTGTATAACAAAACGATGTAAACACTGACAAAAATTCTAGGAAAGATTCGCCAAGCATCTACTGTTTTAGCAAGAAAAATCCATTTTTGAAAAGGATTATTACCGCTATTGTGTTGATTGACGTCAATGTCAAGCTCAAGTTTTTTCTTAATTACAGAATCTTTGTTTTCGGTTGTATCTTTAAAGCTACCTGTTACATCTATGTTTTCTTCTGTATTCATAAAAACGATGCTAACCCAACCACAGCCACAATAAATGGATATACGGCCCAAATCATACTTTCTAATTTATCAAACTTTTTCGATCCCTCCTCAAGCCTTCTTTCTATGTTTTCATAGCGTATAGCACACTCGCGTTCATGCGCAGCTATTTTATCCATTGCTTGACGAAGATCTGACATTTACTTTTTAGATTTTTTTACTCTTACTTCGGTGTATGCTTCATTAACATCCGGAGTAGATTTATCGTCGCCAACGTATTGGCCTTTTTTGTTTCTAGTCCTAACCTTTTTACGTTCTGTGTCAGTCCAATAGTCAACTACCTTTTTCCACCAGCTCATATTATTTCTCCTTGGCGCGTCCTATATTCAGCGCAAATAAATCAATTATAGAATATACCTTCTTAAAAAAATTATCATCCTTGGGCGTTGGAGTCAAAGCTGCTATCAAAGACGCAATGGTTACGATTGCATTGCAAATCATTATAAATTTTAAAATACTCATTATCACTCCTTGTCTTCGTCTTGTAGACTATCGACATTTTCTTCTACAGTCTCTTCCAAACTTTTAAGTTTTTCTACGACAGCTTTTCTTGTTAGAGCAACGGCTTCGAGCTCGTTGCCACCCCATGCACCTCTTTTTGAACTAACATCAATAAGTTGTAACATGTTTAAAAATAATTGTCTTTCTTCCATATTGCACTACCTTAATAAATAATTTAACCGCTTAAAGTTTTAGTAACAGATGATGGTGTAATTTGTTGAGATATATTTGAATCTAATGATGCTTTCATAGCTGTGACTGTATCAGCAGTCAATGCAGTTTCTACCCAGCCTTGCACATCACTATTAGTAAGACTTGACCAATTTTTAAAACTAGATAAATCATCTGTATTTAAATTTTGTGTACCGTATGACCTAGCTATTAAATTATTGCCATCACTGTCTTTATTAGTGTCATCTGTAGCAGTTAATGTCCAATGCACATTCCAAACTACATTTGATTTACCACTTTTTGTTGGATATGTATCACAAGTTGTACAATCCCAAGTATATCCTATTGCCATATTATTCTCCTTTAAGTAAGTTTATTTCAGATTGTAAGGCATCAATCTGTGCTTGTTGTTCTTGTATAGCTTTTATAAGAGGAGTTACCACTTGACTATAATCCATTGAATAGTGTCCTTCTTCACTTACAGCTACAGCGTGTGGTATTAACTCTTGTACTTCTTGTGCAATTAATCCATCTTGTACATTTTTAGATTCTTTCCATTCAAAGTTTACTGGATTTAATTTATTAACAATCTCTAAACCTTTAGCTTCACCTAAAACATTTTTAAGTCTTGCATCTGAAGATGTACTATAAGTAGTACCATCAGTATTAGACATAACAATAGAACCTATTTGTGTTGAGTTTCTTCTAAATACATAGAACTCATGTCCATTACCAGCACCAGTTGTTGTGTTGTTTGTAGCAGTTATGCCATTAGAACCAACACCAAATGTTAATCCACCAACACCTTGATTGGTTGTTGTGTTTATTACTACAGTTCCATCGTTACGGATTCTCATAGCTTCGCTTAAAGAATTATTATTACAAGTTTCAAATATTAAAGCACTTTCTGTAGTTGAGTCAGAGTTCCAACTATTAGCACCCTCACTCCTTATTCTAGCTGCATCTACTAAAACGTTATTATCTGATCTTTCAGATTCAAAAGTTAATGCAGAACCAAAACCACCAGCTTGTGAGTTTATTAATGTTAATCCCCCAGTATGAGCTGATGCTACATGAGTCATAGAAACTAATTGTGCACTACTAAGAACCATTGTTGTAGCAGCCGCAACTGTAAAGCTAAGAGAATCAGCGTTGTGGTCATAAAGTATATTTCCTCTATCGGAGTCTTGAGCATCACCAAAGGCAATCATTCCATTATCATTGTTGCCACTAAATATTGATAAACCACAATTATCATCTTCTTCAAGAACTAAAGTGTTTGCCGATTCATTAGGAGTAGGTGCAGAACTTTCTCCATCTTTAACATGAAGAATACCTAATGGTGATGTTTCTCCTATACCAACATTTCCAGAAGAATCAATACGCATAGCTTCTGAGTTATTTCCTGTTGAAAGTATTAGGTTTTTATTTGATGCTTGATATTGAATCCCGCATTCAACATCATCATCTACATCGCCAAAGAAAATAGCTGCTTCTTGGTCTGCATCAACTTTAAAAGATTGAAATACTCTATCTCCTGTTCTTTGTAATCTAAGCATAGCATCATCATTAAATGCATCGCCTGAGTCTGCTCCAATTAATAATCTTCCTGAACCATCAATACGGACTCTTTCAGTTTCACTAGAACCTGTATAGAACATTAAGTTATCACTACTATCTGCGTCTATAGAAGCTCTAATAGTCCCACCTGCTTGATGTTTCCATCTCAAATGATTGGTTTGCACTAGATCTAAGTTCCCTGCACTGTCAAGTCTCATATTCTCTGTTGGAGCAGAACCTGGACCTGTGCCTGTAGGTTTTGTATTAAAAGCCAAGTGTGTTCCTTCTGCACTACCACTAAAATTTTCAGCAGCAATACCTACTATAGATGCTCCAGCAGCAGCATTATTATTAGCACTATCCGAACCTTTCCAAGCTATTGAACCTAAAGTTTCTCCAGAGCTAGGATTACTACCATCTTCTTTGTTTAACTGTATGCCACCATTACCATCACCAGTTAATATAACTAATCCTTTATTAGTCGCTGTGTGTTCTGCTGAATACCCTATTCCAACATTATCTAAACCACCATTAACAAACAAAGCATGAGTTTGTCCGTTTGATTCGACTCTAAAATCTACATCAGCACTATCCTCGTTAAATACAGCACCTCCATCTTGGGTTAAAGCTCCATCAATATCTACTACATCTAGGTTAGCTGTGCCATCTACATCTATTGAACCAGCTAAATCTATATCACCATTTACAATTAAGTCATCTGTAACTGTTAAGTCATCTTCTACTTTTAAATCTACTACATTTAAACTAGCAAAAGCATCGGCCACGGCCGCCCCGGAACCTGCGCCGTCTAAATAAACTGCTTTAACATCGCCTGCGGGTATGGTGACATTTGCACCTGTGCCTTGTGAAATGATTATGTTTTGTGATCCACTGGTGCCGTTTTCGATAAAGTGCATCCTGCTAATAGTGTTTGGTGCAATTGTGATTGTACAAGCTGAGTCTAATGTACCCGTGTATTTGAGATACATAGCTCTGCCTGGATCAGTCGATCCATCGGCTACAGTTGTGGTGTGTGTATCGGCGTTAGTGGTTATGGCTTCGGTGCCAAAACCTAGTGCTTCACCGATTAATTCTAAATTGGTATTTGTTTCGGTTCCCCAGGTACCACTGGATTCTCCGGTACCAATCTCTTTTAATCTTAAATCGTTTACATACGTTGCCATTATTTATGTCCTCTTATGTATCATGCCGCATCTCTGCCAGCGTCTATAACAGTATAGTTTGGAGTTTGAGTTGTCGCAACCTCTGAGTACCCAGGTGTTTGGCTAGTATCTATTTCACCATATACTAATGGTTTGCCTATACTGCTAGTAAAACTTACGCCAACAACCGATACGTCCGCATTAGCTTTGGTTGTTACTGTGCCTAATGCAGAAGTCACTGCAAAAGAAGGTAGGTTGATTACCTCGTTTTCGTGTACGATTACAGTTCCAAGAGCAGAGGTTATGCTTAGTGTGCCTGCCGTAACATTAGCCTCGGCGTCTACTGTGGGAGTGCCCAGTCCAGAAGTTATGACTTGTGTAGCTGGGGTTACATTTGCTTCTGCATCTGTTGTTACCGAGCCTAGTCCAGAGGTTATAACTTGTGTAGCTGGTAACGCATTTGCTTTAGCAACAACAGTTATCGTGCCTAGGCCAGAAGTTATAGCTCCGACGCTAGATAGCTCTAAAGGTAACTCTGTGCCCCAAGCGCCTTCATCCCAAGTGCCACGTCCCCATCCGTTAATGTTGGCCATTATAAATTATCTCGTACTTCTACTAGCAAACTCTTGATAAATGTAAGTTCTTGTCGTACAGGGTCCGTCATAAAGTCTAAACTTAACATTGAGTCTATTTTTGCTATGGCCGCTATGATTTTTTCTTTATTAGTCATAGCAAGATTATAACTGAAACTCTAAAGATTTCTAATCGTGCAAGCCTTGGAACTTTCTTTTGAGTATTCTTTGGACTTTGTGATACGGAAAGTCCTCATAGCCTGGATGTGAGTTTTGTATCTGCGTAGCTATCTTTCTAGCACCCAAACCTTTCTCTCTTAGCGCTTTGATGTGTTTAAGGATCGCTTGTTCCTCTGGAACTGGCACTAGCTTAGTTCTTCTTCTGCTACCAGATTCGTCGTATTCTTTTCTATAGCCAAAAGGTGTCTTGCCACCGATTGAGTAACCTTTTTCTGCATAGACTAACTTGCCGCCGTTGAGCCTAGACATAATCATTTCTCTTTCTATCTCAGCAAACTGCGCCATATTAGTCAGTAGGTTTTGGTTAGCAAGTCTGGTCATATCCATTTTTGCCTCAAGACCTGTCTTGGCTTTTTCTTTGGGCAAGACTACCGGTATATCTGCAAACATATCGCAGAAGAATAATGTTATCCCAGACTCTTCTAACGTTGGGACCATATTAACCATTTCTAAAAAGGATCTTGCGAGCCTGTCGAGCTTGGTTGCTACTATCACATCATTGGCGTCCATAGTATCGGTCAGCTCTCTGGAGCCTGGCCTTTCAAGTAATGGCTTCATGCCACTAATGCCAGCGTCGGTAAAGAACTTGTCAACTTTCCTGCCGCCGTATTTGTTGGCGACAAACTCCTCAATGGATCTCTTTTGCTCGTCGAGTGAAGAGCCGTCTTTGACCTGTTGCTCAGATGATACTCTGATATAGCCGTAGATATTGTTTACTTGTTTTCTTGGTTCAATCATCTTTTTCTATCTCTGGTACATGAATTTTTGAACCAACAATCATGCTTATATCAATAAAAGCACCTAGTAATGATTTTTTAGTTAATAGTGGTACATACATAACCTGTATATCTTCTTTAGTAAAATATCCTTCATCGTCGTAGTCATACTCACTACTACAATTGTTAGCCGTCTTTATCCAATCTAATGCAGCTTTTTTTGTGCTGAATATTTGAGAGTCGTACCCATTTACATCTTGTAAATAATAAAATTTCATAGTTCCTCCTTTTCTATGCCAATCCATTTTACGTTCTTCATGCCAACCAAACCCTTGGACAACAGGTCATAGTCATTGTCATTGCCAACAACTATGTAAACGCGTTTTTGTTTTATCACAGCTTTGTGTGGATTGAGTGTCGCAGCTGTGTCTCTGATAAAAGCTCTTGCCTCATTAATGTCTTTAAAGTTTCTAT